CAAATTAACGGTAAGACTATCGCTGTGTCAGGTACACGCCGCGCAGTAGATCAAGCAGGTGTTGCAGACGAATATGCATACCAGCTTAAAAAGCGTGGAACTGAGCTACGCCGTGATGTGGAATTTGATATGATCCACTCATACAACACAGCTAACGCTGTGGGTGTACAAAACGCTAACTCACGTTCAGCTGGTGGATACCAGTCTTTTATTAACTCAGCAACTACATGTAACTATGTAGGTGAGTTCGAAGCTCCTTCAGCTTCTTCCTCTAATGCTGGTACTGATGCACAAGGTACAGACACTGTACGTGGATCAATCAATGGTGGTACTACTGCTCCTGCACGTGGAACTCTTGCACTGACAGACATTGATGCTGTTATGCAGAAGATCTATGAGCAAGGTGGTAAGGCAACTAAAGTTATGTTGTCACCAAAACTACGCCGTGATTTCTCAGATCTAATGGTCTCAGACACTGGTGTTGTTCGTAACATTGATGCTGGTGGAAAACTCCGTCAGTCAGTTGATGTATACATGTCAGACTTTGGAGATCTTATGGTAGTTCCTAACTACATCATGGGTCTGTCAAACTCTGTTGCACTGAAAGGTGATAACGGTACTGCATTCTCAGGCGCAGGTATCCCTGACGTTGCTGACTTTGCAGCATTGATCTATGACCCAATGTGGTTCGCTACAGCTTACCTACGTCCTATGCAGGAAGTAGACGTAGGCCAGCAGGGTGACTCAACCAAAGGAATGATGGTTGAAGAATGCACCTTGGAAGTACGCAACCCACTTGGTTGTGGTGCTATCTACGGTCTTAACTAGACTATTTGTTAGGGGAGGTCTTTATGGCTTCCCCTTTCTTTTTAGGAGGTAATATGGCTTATTCAATGTCCGGTAAAGATTTTAAAAAAGCTGAGTCTGGAAAAATAAATAAAGATTTTAAAGAGGCTAAACCAGCAACGGGTAACCCTTTTAAGAAAAGAAAAGAAGATCCTGCACAACAATATGCAATGGGCGGCAATGTAGCAAAATACTACAATACAGGTGGTAAGGTTGCTGGATGCGGTCCTGCTCAAAACAAATCATAAATTAAAGGAGTACAGTAAATGCTAGTTATAAGAACAGCAAACGGGAATACTTACCCCGCAGAAACATGTGTATGGCGTACCGCAGCAGTTGCTGCAGGTGGCTATAAGCTAACACACTTAGATATTAACTCACCTAACGTAGCGACTAATGGTAATCCTACAGCAGCACCATCTGGCGCTGAGTTAGGTTATATTGGAAAATCAGGACGTTTTGTATCTTATACAGAACCTGCCTAATTAAGTAAGAGGACACAATGGCAAAAGAAAATGAATTTAAATTTCGCAGTTCAACTGTGGAAGCCACAAAAGATATTCATGCTGGTTTTGATCTTCAATCTGGAGATTGGGAAGCTAAGCAAGACATTACACAATATAAAGAAGCTGCTAAACTTGATAGAGATAAAGAAGCATATTATGGTCGTACTAAAAATGGTTACCGTAAGTTAGCAACTATTCCTGATATTGTAGCAATTAAGATTTTGCAAGAGCATCATCTGGATTTGCATGATCCAAATTTTATGCAAGATCCTAATAATCTTAAAAAGCTTAAAACAATTTTGATGTCTGAATATTCTGATTTGGTAGTCAATACTTAATTAGGAGGCCAAACATGGCAATGACATATACGGAACTTGTTGCTAAAGTTCGTAGTTGGTCTAACCGCGATGAAGAAGTAGTAAGTGACGACATTATTAAGGATGCTCTTAAATATGCAGCAGATAAAGCATACAGAATTTTAAGAGTCCCTCCATTAGAAAATGTTGCTATTTATGAAAAGTCTTTGTTACAGGCTGGAACTACAGCAGCTAATAGTTTACAGGGTAGTATTACAGAAATACAATTACCCTATGATCTTATAGAATTTATTCAAATTAGAGAAGTAGATTCTGCTGGATTAACCACACGTGTATTTAATGAAAAATTAGACATACGAACATTTAATGATGCTTTAAGTGAAAAGTATACAAACCTTAACTACTGGGCAAGACAACAAAATGTTGTATACCTTACTCCAGGGTTTGGTGCTGGATCAACAAGCAATCAAGCGAACACAATAGAACTTTATTATTATCGTAGACTACCTGCATTAGATGCGGTATACGCTGTGACTGTTCTTAACTACAATGCGGGATTTCTTACTACAACAGGTGCAGGATCAGGTGTAGCTAATTCTAAACAATTATACTTTAATAGTAATACAGGAACAACAGCATACGCAACAAGTGCAGACGCACAGGCAGCTAGTGCTGGTGGTACTGTAACAAACGCTTACTACATTGGTATTGCAACCCCTAACTGGCTACGTGATGAAAACCAAAGGATTCTTTTGTTTGGGGCATTAGCAGAGGTGTTTGCTTATGTTCAAGATGATCAACAAGCAGCAAAATACAATCAAGCATTCTTATCAGAAATTACAGAAGCAAATGATGAAGATGCTAAACGTAACGCTTCAGGCGGTAATTTACAAGTAAACTTTAATGGACGAGGGTTAATATAATGACTACACCAGCAAGACCTGGCTCCTTTACAGGAGCTACTGATAATGCCGCCAGTGGTGGATTATTTACAGATACCCTTATTGACGGTATCCCCGATATTATAGGGGCCGATGTAGCATCTGCAGAAGCAGCCGCCGCAGCCGCAAAGGTATCAGAAACAAACGCTGCAACCTCAGCCACTGGTGCAGCTACAAGCGCAACTAACGCTGGAACTAGCGCCACGGCTGCAGCAAGTAGTCAAACAGCAGCAGCAAGTAGCGCCACAGCAGCTGCTAGTTCTGCTAGTAGTGTGGCAGCAGATGCCGCTACAGCGACAACTAAGGCAGCTGAAGCAAGTACGTCTGCAACAAACGCAGCGGCTTCACAATCAGCAGCAGCAGCGTCACAAACTTCAGCAGCATCTAGTGCAACTTCAGCTACTGGGTCTGCTAACAGTGCAACAACCTCTGCTACAGCGGCAGGTAACAGTGCTACAGCAGCGGCTAATAGTGCTACTGCAGGAGCAAGCAGCGCAACGGCAGCAGCCAATAGTGCTACAGCAGCAGCAACGTCAGAAACTAATGCAGCAAGTTCGGCTACTTCAGCAACCACTAGTAAAAATACAGCTACTACTCAAGCTACTAATGCGGCAACAAGTGCAACGAATGCAGCCACGAGTGCAACGACTGCGACAACTCAAGCAAGTAGTGCAACAACGTCAGCTGCAACAGCTACGACACAGGCTACTAAAGCAGAAGACTATGCTGTAAAAGTAAACGGAGTTGTCCCTAGTACTTCAGATTATTCATCTAAAGCATGGGCTGTGGGTGGTACAGGTGTAGATCAAGCTTCAGGCGGTGGTAACGCTAAAGACTGGGCTACTGAAACAACAACAACTGCTGATAACACAGAATACTCAGCTAAAGAATATGCTATTGGTGTACAGGCAGGGAATACTAACGGTTCTGCTAAACAATGGGCTTTAGGTGGCGGTAACTTTGTTATGTCCACAGCAGTAACAGGATCAGGCGGTACAGCACAATATTCGGCTAAGTACTGGGCAGATCAAGCTGCTAGTAGTGTAGCTAACTTTGATGAAAAATATTATGGTAGTTATGCAAGTGATGCAGCAGCCGAAAACGCACATGAAGCAGCAGGTAAAACAGTAGCAGTAGGTGACTTGTATTATAATACAGGTGATCAAGCTGTTAAATATTGCACAGTTGCTCCGTCTGGAACAGGCGCACCAGTAGGAACATGGGTAGCAATTGAAGCAACAGACACTAGCGGTTTTGCAACAAACGGGTTTTCAATTGCAATGTCAATCGCATTATAGGAGGTCTTTATGGCACAAAATTTTAGAAGGTACGTTGAAAAGTCCATTGGAACCTCGGCAACTGATATTCCTGATGGCGCTAATTTCGACTCATACGACACAATTGTAGGAATAAATTTAGCAAATAGAATTGCTCAACAGATTACAGTATCAGTATATATGTTAGCTGGAGGAGCAACAGATAGTCTAGCCAATCGGTACTACGTTGTAAAAGATGCACCGATTCCAGCAGGATCAACACTTCAAGCATTAGATGGTGGTGCTAAAATTGTAGTACAATCAGGGGATAGGCTTTGGATTGTATCTGACACTGCAAGCTCACTTGACGCTTGGGTATCTGCTGTTGACGCTATTAGTACATAGGAGGATTAGTTATGGGTTACATTGGTAATCAAGCAAATAGTAATTTTTCCTCTCTAGCTAAACAAGATATTACAGGTAACGGGGGTACAGGCTATACGTTAAGCACAGCAGTAGCAAACGCTAACGAAATAGAAGTATTTGTGAACAACGTTAGACAAGAACCAGCAGTAGCTTATAACGTTTCTGGTACAACACTTACCATGACAGGTAACGTAGTAAGTACAGATGACTTTTATGTAGTCTATCAAGGTAAGGCAGTTCAAACAACTACTCCTTCACCAGCATCGGTGACAGCAGCAATGCTTGCTCAAGGTGCTGCAGGATCATACCTTGGTGACGCTACACAACTCGGTAATATTATTAGAGTACATGAAAAAGAGCTAAACACTTCAGTAACAGTAGCCGCAAACACTAATGGTATGTGCGCTGGCCCATTAACCCTAGCTTCAGGAGTCACCATCACAGTTAGTGCTGGTGCAACATTGGTGGTAGCATGAGTACGGTACATTGTAATACAATACAAACTAGTTCTGGTGGTCCTGTTACGCTGACTAAGCAGAGTGCGGCAAAGGCAAGAGCAACAGTTAGAGGATTAGATACGTTTCAAATCCATGAAAGTTTCGGTGTCAGTTCTGCAAGTGACGAAGGAGCAGGGCATCATAACATTGCATTAACATCAGCAATGTCGAGTATTTCTTATCAACCGCAAATTGCTACTGGTTACGCGGATGGAAACCCAGGCAACACGATTTCAACTTGTTGGTCAGAAACATCTACCAATGTTGAGTTTGAAACCAGTTCTGCCGCAGGTGCAAATCAAGATATTACAAAAGATTACTTGGTTGTTTTTGGAGACTTAGCATGAGTAAAATACTTGTAAACGAAATAGGTAATAACAACGGCACTACGGGTATGACTGTAGCAACAACAGGCGTTGCTAGTTTTCCAGTATCGGCTCCTTTAACACCTGCTAGACCAGCTTTTCTTGCAAGACGAAACGGAACAAATTTACAACTTAACAATCAAATAATGCCCTTTGACAGCAAAACTATTTACGGAGGATTTGATACTGCTAATGGGTATAATACAAGTACATATACATATACTTGCCCAATAGCAGGGTTATATTGGTTTCATGTATCTAGTATTCTCGGTTCTATAGCGGTTGATAATGGTCAATGGAAAATTCAATTAAACAGCAGTGATTATGAACAAAGGCATTTTACAAATAAAACCACTGAGTTTTACACACACAGCATAGACACATACATAAACGCCTCGGCAAATGACACTGTCAGAGTAAAAATGGGATCTAATATTTATTTTTATGGCAATCAATGGGCTGTGTTTATGGGACATTTAATAGGGTAGGAGGGTATTATGGCAAATGGAAAAATAAAAGCAGATACCCTAGAACACAGCACCGCTGGGTCACTTGATACGCAGTATGTTGTTCATGGTAGTGCGAAGGCGTGGATAAATTTTGCTGGTGCTGGAACATCTGTCAACGACAGTCTAAACATAAGTTCTTTGGCAGATAATGCGACAGGTAAATTTACTGTAACAATGTCATCTGCTATGGATGCGGTAAATTACACTGTAGTTACTGGACTACAAGAATTGGGTACAGGAAATACACATATGACCAGCGTCAGGTCAGATGTAACAATCACAACAACTGTATTTGGCATAGCAACATATAGCGGTGCAAGTTATCAAGACGTTACCCTTGTGTACGATACAGTTCAAGGAGACCTAGCATAATGCAAACACCAGAATTTCAAGGCACACACCTATTTGACCGCCTATGCTGGGCAAAAGAAAACCTAGACGGTGTACAGTCTGACTATCGTGTAGTGTACGAGGACAACATTGACGAGTGCGCTAAGATACTTGTACCAGATCCTAATTGGATGGCTTGCGCTTTACAAGGCAATATTCTTCCACCTGTATGGGTGTACTGGGAGTTAGCCAAGGATGAAGCAGAAGAAGGGTTTACTAAACACACTCGCGGAAATTTATTGCACGAAACAAAACCTATAGGTCCAATGACAGAAGAAGAGGCGATAGAATATCTTATAAAGAAAGATTGTCCTCCAGATGTGTGGCAAACATATAACGAAGGTAATCGTCAAAAGATGGTTATCTGTAAGAAAGAACAATTACCTAAAACTAGAGAGTGGCGAAACGCATGGAAGATCAACCAAGAGTTGCTTGCCGCATAGGAGAAATTAATGGTAGATACATATATTAAAGTAGGTGATCAGACTCCTCTTGCGGACTCTGTTACTGTACCTGCAGATCGTAGCTTTCGTGACGCTTGGGTTCTTGATAGTGATAAAAAAGTAATTAGCGAAGATGTTGCAAAAGCTAAAGATATGTTTAAAGACAAGATCAGAGAGGTGCGTAAACCACTTCTTGAAGCAGAGGATGTAGTTTATATGAAAGCGCTAGAAGCTGATAATGCTTCTGCTAAGACTGCAAGTGTTAATAAAAAGAAATCTCTTAGAGATGCACCTGCAGCTTCAGCTATCAGTAGCGCAGATACAATTACAAAGCTAAAGGCAGCGTGGGATACATCATTACTTGGTGATAGCCCTTACTAATAGGAGGCTATGATGGCATTAAGTAAAATACGAAGTGATAGCATGGATGATGTTGCTATCCAAAGTAACAAGAATTTAATTATTAATGGCGATCTGCAGGTTTGGCAACGAGCCACCTCTGCCACGGCAGTAACAAACGCTTATGCTACTGTTGATAGATTTAGATTTGTTGAAGGAACGGCTGGTGCATACACTAGCGAAAAGTCTAGTGATTCACCAATAGGGTCAGGCAGCTCATTAAAGCTACAAGTTACAACTGCTGACACAAGTATGGCGGCAGGAGATTATGCTTATTTCCAGCAAGTTATAGAGGCACAAAATCTTCAATCCTTGCAATATGGAACTTCATCTGCAAAAACATTAACTCTTTCATTTTGGGTTAAGTCTAGCAAGACAGGAACTTATACAATTGCTTTAATAAAGGCAGATAGTACTCAATACAACTTTGTGCATGAATATACTATTTCATCAGCAAACACATGGGAAAAGAAAACCATTACTATAAGCCCTACGGCTGGTAGTACATCATTTATTACCTCTGCTGCTGGGGCTATTAACAATGACAATGGTGTTGGTTTTTATGTAGTCTGGATGTTGTGTTCTGGCACAGATCTTAATGGTTCTACGAACAACGCTTGGTCTAGTAATGGTTTACACTACACCACAACTAATCAAGTAAACTGGATGGATAACACAAGCAACAATTTTTACCTATCTCAAGTGCAACTTGAAATCGGAGACCTAGCATCACCCTTTGAATTTGAGGACTATGGAACCACGTTAGCTAAGTGTCAGAGGTATTTTGAAAACGTAAACTGGCTGGGTTATGTTTTATCAGGAAACTCATATTCAACGACTCAATGGGTATTAGCGCAAGTTCTTTGGAAGGTGGAAAAAAGAACTGTTCCAACATTAACCTTTCCAACAATAGGTAATTCATCTGGCAATGTAGGGATTACAGACTCTACCGCAAACCTTGTTACTCAGGGTAGTACAATAAGGTCGCAAACTACAACAACAGGTGCATCTCTCTATAATAACAACGCAGATGGTTATTCGGGTTTAGATGATGATACAGTTTGCATGTTGTATTCATATGGCGACACAACCCTTAAAGTAGATGCGGAGTTATAAATGATTATTGAAAACGCAAAGTGGTCAAAAGGACCACCGGGGCAAGATGATGTAATAGTCGGTTTTCTTGCAACCATTAATGGTGAAAAAGTGGTT